CCCTGATTTCGTTTGGGAACGCCGGCCGAAGCCATTTCATCTCCTGGGCTGGAGTGCTCGATTGCCCCTGCTAGATACGCTAGCTCGTGCCTGCATGGCTAATCTAACTTGTAGCTGTTAGCTGCTGATACCAAGGGACGGTCTCGTAGGGACCTTCTTTGCCGGTCAGCTGGTACCCCCCGGGCGGGTTTACAATCTAATTTATTATAGAAGTTGACGGCCGTGTCTTCTTCTGCTTCAATCATCGAAATTAGTATTGTATGAACCATCTGAAATCAAATGGTTCGGCCTCAAGACGCCGAATGATCCGTTCGGCGAACTCATCGTCTTGAGACGTTGATCTGTGTTGACTTATCTTATATCTCACCTGCTCCATTTGAACAGCGTAAGTCTCGGGGCTGTTCTTGAAGTCTATGATCACTCATGACGTTTTAGCTTTAGGTGGTGTCTGATCTTGGAAGTAGAACGGTTGCGTGTAGCTACTCAACATTCCGGAGATACGATTGCGTTCTTCGTCTGTTAGCAGCCGCAGCCAGTTTCTTTGTTCAGGGGTTAGACCCGGAATCATCTGTATGCGTGCCTTCGCCGAGCTTTGGACACCCGGTCCTTCCAGCGCCACGGTCTTGAGTATGATCAGTTTGCGCTTCGTTGGTCTTGCTACCCATATCTACGTGATCGGCCGTGCCTAAAGTTCGTTTTTGCCTTCTTCATCTTCTTCCTCCATTTAGATCTCGATAGCATGCGGTCTTGTTGTTCACTATTCTCAGGTTTTCTTCGATACTCTTCTGCTCTTGACTGTTCGATTTACTTCTTCTAATCCTTTAAGATCGGGGTCCTCGGCACCTCGGCTGTACAGCATCATTCAAGAATTCAGAACGTCTAAAGCTGTTTGTTCCTACGGTGACGACCAGGGCTTAAAGTATATGTTGGAAGCAATGGCTCTCGCCATATACTTGTTTGCCACTTTGGTCTGCGTGTCGTACATCGTGCGTAGGAAATCGATCGAACCGTCTACTCTGTAAATGATCTTTGACGCATTCATCTTTCCTCCTAGGTCGTTTGAGACCGATATCACAGTCAGTGCTTCTTGGCGTGTAGCGATGTTCACCGCGACATCGTCTCCCTGGATCGTTATGTTCCTCAGAGTAACTCCTGACACCTTGCTAATGGCATGTAGTTGTCCGATGTTCACAAGTGAGTCGAAGATAGCGGTATTTGGGAACCCAGAAGGCATTCCGTTCGAGACTATGATAGAGCGTGCCCCTGCCTGGGCTGAGATCTGCTATCCCGCAAGCATTAGTTGGAAATATTCTGAGTATGGAAGCAGTTCTGCCACTGATAGCAGTTGATTCAGAGTGCAATTGTGATCGAATCCGCTTTGATCGAGCGCGCAGACTGGCTACATCATTAATTGTTTGAGCATCATGTCGCGCTTGTCTCGCGTTTGATTGTTGTAGACCTGTTAGCTATTGAGCTCTGCAAACCGAGTCATCGGCACTAATGCCATGTGAAGATACGTCGGGATAGTGACTATGCCGCGCACTTTGGTCTGTTCGAACTTAGGTATGGCCACCATATAGTGCTAGTCAATTGCTGGGATGAGGTTGGCGTAGTACAGAGATGAACCGCTGGTCACAATCACTTGAGTCTTGTTTGGTGTCACTCTCTCGCTGTGTTTGCCTTCGTGCTGATCGATTCTTACACCGCGTGCTGAGCCGGATGCCATGAACTGCTCTACCCTGGTGAAGTCCTTGTAATTTTGGCTCATTTGCATCTTTATGCCCTCCTGCATCCAGTACAAAAGCCCTGGTGAGTCGAAGCTAGTGCGATGGACAAACCAGTCGAACAACACATCTTCGTAGAACGGATCTGCTGGCAAACCTTGAGTGAAACCAAAACATGTCTCCAGGTACATCATTTTGAATGGGTTTATACCTAGTCTACGCTGCAACCTGATTGCGTTCTGTTTTAAATACTCTGTGAAAGCTTTCCCTACTGTGACGCCGTGCGCATGAGAAATGTATTTTACCTTCGTTATGCCTTGGGACTCCACGAACTTCTTTTCACTCGGGCTCAGAAGGTAGTAGTACATGTCGAGTGCGACACAGTGATCGTCTGAAGCATAGTTGAAGACACGCGGATATCGAATCTGAGATTTGAAGGCTGCCACCTATGGGATTGCTCCTTCTACAGGCGGCGGCATTACAAATTGAGTATTGCTGTCCATTGTATTGATCTCTTGTTGGGTTGTTCCGATCCACTTGTAGCTCATTGGGCGTGGGCGCCAACCCTGACCGTACCAGTCGTCCAATCGTACCGAATCCACACAGTACAAATGCATAGATTTGCAGCAGTAATCGTGATACGATTGTAGGGTAGCAAGATCTCTCGGCCAACACATCTCGCGTTTGAGTGCAGCATTGATGAATGCTTGACCTTGAAGCACATGCTCTTGAGTGACGTTTGTGGTGTACATGACCATTAGTGGGTGATAATTTCGCACGTTGACAAAGTTTGCTTTGTCTAGCCCGCAGGTGAACTGGGTGCCCTCTTGTGTTGTAGTGACAAAGTGGTCGAAGTCCATCGTGTAATATGTCGACATACCTAGGTTGTTTACTGTTCCCTTGACTAGGATAGTTGGTGGTGCTGCTAAAGCCAACCTTCTCTTGGTTTGGGTGATCATTTGTTTGAATGAGTCGGATGAAACTGCTTTTTCCAGCTCTGCGTCTGAAAGTTGGTTTCAAGCTCTCACGCTTTGCAGGCCGCCGGCTGACGGCTCTTTGAGTTCTTGTCTTGTTAGACCCTTTTCTTGCATCACTTTGATTCGTTCTAGTAACGCAGAGAGGCTTGACTTTTCTGCAAATAGTTCGCGTCTAAAGTTCCAATTGAGACTTAGCAATGGCTGGTCTCCTGTTGGTTCTTCTGCGAATAAGTCTAGCAGGTCTTGAAGTGTCGACCATTCGGCGAGGATTTTGATGCCAAATAGTCTCTTCTCGAGCTGCAGGGTCTGATACCTTGTGAGAGTCTTGGATTGGAATAGCCGTCCTATGATTCTCGTGAGTTCGGAAAGCTGTTTTGGTTTGATGGTGTGGGAGGGGAAGTCTGAATAGTTGGGTGGTCTCTATAACCAAGATGAGTTGTCTAAGAACCATGGCGAGTCTGCTACCTGTCTTTGAGCTTCTCGTGGACATAAGCGCCAAAGTGAAGACAACAACTAGTGGATATTACTAATCTCCAGCGTCACCGCCTGGCATGGTAGCATTTGGCGCTATCTGAGTAGTTGGCTGGACAGGCTCGCGGTTGATACCTTGGTCGTCGACTGCGTCTAGAGATGTCTAGCCAGCTGTTGGTAGACCGCTAACCGTAGCCGCCTGTCTAACGTCGTCTCGAAGGTATAGAAACTAGTTCTTCTTGCTGTAATCGCGCGACAAGTACCAGGAGAAGCCCGACTTGAGTGGCACAGGGCGAGTCACCGTTATCTGTCGTAAGGTTGTCGAACTCAAAGTCACCATCGGTACGTAATTGCCATAATTGAGACGATCTGGTGCGAGTTGAACTTCATTGAATACAACGTTCACGTGCTTGCCCCACGGGGCGTAGTTTTCGAAAGTCGGATCTTGACTTGAGACAGTGCGTAGGGTGAGTGCCAGCGCGACGTCTACACCAGAGAAGTTGTCCAAGCGGTAATCTAGGATGTACATGCCGATCATTTGAGTCCCTGGAGAATTGTAATGGCGCCAGACTTCAGTGGCTGTGTTTTCCCAAGAGTCTTGAATCTTTGGCGCTTGGTTTGCCCGAAGGTCTGGTAATGCACCATAGACGCCTAACTTGCGTTGAGTAGCGGCTTGAGCTATCATGAGCGCATCGCTTCTGTCGAAACCGTCACACATACCCTTGAAGGCAGCGGCTATGCTCGAATTGTTTGTCAACGTGTTGACGCTGATCTCAGTGGCTATCATCATCGCCGCATAGGATATAGGAAATAATCGTCCTCTGGCTGATGTTGTGGCTTCCCACGGTTCTGGTGAAAAGTAGACTGTCTCACTCCAATTCGTACTGGCAATGGTGTTCCCGTTGTAGAAGATCTCTTGCTGATCGATGAACTCTAGTTGTCTGTTCCAGAATTTGGCGTACTAGCGGAGTCCATAGGACATGGCCCAGGACAGCATCCAGTTCAGACCACCTTGTGTGTCTAGCATGCTGAGTGCGCCCAGTGGAGCAGGCGCTTTCTAGTCGCGTTCCACCCACTTAAATGTTGCTGGGTAATAGTGTGCAGCAATGTTGAATGCTAAAGATGCTGTATTCGTAGCCTTGGCAAAAACGACTGTCTCCGAGGTCGGTGTCCCGCAGTTCCAGAGTTGATCATAGAATGGCTCACCGTTTAGTGCCGCGTCTGGGTCAGCTGCAGGCTGTAAGAAGTTGAGTGTTTTCCCCGTCATGGTCATGATCTTTTGAAGCTCCTCACCCAATACTGTGTCTGGCGTAGCAAAGCTGAAGACTGGAGTTGGTATTCTATTTAAAACCCCATCGTCTCTGACCGTCCAGAAACAGCTCTTTGAGTTATCTTGTAGCTGCCCTCTCTCGAGTCCTTCTATCAGCTCCACGTTGGCAGTCATTGACTACCAGTCCTGGTATGGGGTGAAGATGACGACTTGCGGCTCTGTGTCTTCGCCGGCGAATGGCTCTCCAAAGAGATCCATAACGCTAGGGATGGCACCCCACCATGGTAGGTTGAACCGCTCCTGGCCTGGATTATTTGTGCGCGAGGTTGTGTAGATGCGTGAAGAGAAATACGTCCATTTCAATTGTTCTTGAGTGTGACCAGACATCGCAAAGATTGGTTTCAGTGCGTATCCTTGACCTTCCCATCCTTCAGAAACGCCCGTCTACAGGAGCTTGTACAGTTTATTCGCCTCTAAGTTACGCACGGCAGCATCAGCTGATGTGCAGAACCCTTCTGCCTCGAAGTACTAGTAAAAAGCTTGGAACGATAGAGACGCCATGAATCCGGCTGCAAATGGGAGAAAGAATACTCTGAATCCACGACGAACATTGTACAGCATGATTTCTGAGCGTACTGGAATGCGTGCTCCGACCATGATAGGCTCGTACAGTAAATGCGCTGCGATCATGTCATTACGTAGAGAACAAGCCTCAATCTGAAATCTAGCATGAGCCCCGGCTCCGCGGTACTTGATGAGCACCTCTTTCCAGTTCTACAGATACCAAGATGTGTGGTCGTAATTTGGGCGATAGGACCTTGGGTCATCGTAATTAACACCGACAATGAGGTCGACATTAATGTCTGCTGTGGCATTTACCTCACGTGTAGTATTAGATACGAAACTGCCACGATTATTCCAATATAATCTCATTCCGCCCCACACCACGTCGCAAACTGGTAAGACTCCATCATGAGCGTTGTCTGTGAAACGTACCAGTGCCGATGATTTTGGAGCACCATTGATGCCGATGTCTTGATATGTTGACCGGAGATGTTTTGCTGCGGCAAAGGCGGCTTCACGCTCTTTGTCAGCCATGCCAAACTTGGAGTTGATCGTCATGTCGTTCTCGTTGAACACGTAGTGCACGCGCATAAGTCTGCCATAGTAGTCAGCCGGGTTGAATGTCAATTGTAACACTCTGTAGCCTCCTTCTGGTTCTGGGCCGCCCAGTCCACGCCCTTGAAGTGTATCTTGGAACGGAACTGGTGCAGGCATGTCTTGGGCACCTCTGTTGCCTCCCCTTGTTTGATTGTTATTATGTCTTGTGACATTGCGGTAACCATCATCCGCCTGTTGCTGCACTCTCGGCCGGTCAGCATTGTGATCCCGACGGCCTATATCATCCATGTCGTCTTCGCTGCTGCTGCTCGAATCCTCGGACTCATCGTCATCTTGGTAGTTCTGATACCTGTCATCATACAGGCGTACATTCTGGCTTCTCATCACGAGAACGATCTGCTCCCGGTATGCGCCGAGTGAATGCAAAAGCATGAATCTTTGTGCGTTTGTCGTTGTCTTAGAGCCCATTACCGCCTCCAGGGACATCAGCAGGTTGTCGCATGATTTAGCGACTTCCCCGTCTGGCCGTAGAGCCTCTGCGGATAACCCTAGCTTCTTGACACGAGCGTTAACAAATTGAACACAATCCAGTGTCGTTCTGTCAATGCCCCAACAAACCATCTATGCTTCATCTACCGATATACTACCCTCTTTGAGAGAGTTTATGTATCCTAAGACTGAGCTGCTCAGACGCTGAC